GTCGCCTTGATCTGGTTCTCGTTGTACAGCTCGTAGGTCGAGACGCCCCTGCGCTCGGCCTCCTGGGCAACCGCCATCGCCTGATCGCGCTCGCGTGCGATCTGCTGCGCCACCTGGGTGACGCGCGTCCGCTCGGCGCGCTCGGCATTGATCTGCTTCTGCAGCTCCTCCAGCCCCGCCTGCGGCGGAGAAGCCGAAGACGACGGCCCGGGAACGGGCGGCGGCTTGGCTCCAGCTGCGGTTACCTTCTCACCTTCCGGCGCCTCGTTGAGGTCGATGACGACGCTTTCGCCCTCCTCTGGGGGATTGAAGTCCTGGTTAGTCATGGCTCTCTCCGCACATCAGTAGATCAATCTTGGATCAGGTATCCGCATCACAATCTGCGTATCCTTCAGCCGCCGACAGTGGATGTTGTCCATCGTGAACTGTCGCCCCTCCATGACGTCGTACTGCACCCATTCCCCGACCTCGACGTCCTGGCCCTGGAACTTGACGTGCTCGTCGTCCTTGAACGCCAGCGGCCCCTTGGCGATCACCAAGCCGACCTTGCCCTGGTAGAGCGCCTCGTCATGCACGACGTCGGGCAGAATAAGACCCTGCCCCTTGCCGATCTTGTGCGGCAGGAAATACGTCGCCGTGATCACCCAGTTGTGGAACACGGTGCACTGCTTGCGCCATATCTCGGTGCGATCGAGCAGAAACTGCCTGGGGTCGGCGGCATAGTCCTCGGCCAGCTCTTTATCCCTGCCCCAGGGCGGCATGGGCGCCTGATGCAGCGTGTGCAGCTGATTGCCAGCCAAGGACGCGCGCGAGATACTTCCCAGCGGATCGATCACACTCATCGGGAAAACCCTCTGGCGTAGCGCACCGGCTCTTCGTTCTCGTTCATGCGCTTGGCGACCTCCTGCATCGTCTTCAGCGTATTCTCGTAGGCGATGATCGAGCCCTTGGTGCGGTTCACGCTGTCCCAGTCCTCGCACGAGAGCAGCCCGCGGTAGAGCCCGCCCTCGCCGTCATCGCCATGCAAGAGCCTTCGCAGCTCGCGCTCCATGACGAACTTGAATTCCAGGTCGAGGCGTTCGAGCATTTACAGCTCGGTCTTGGCCGGAACCTTGGTGTTGCGCGCCATCCGCCCGGCGGCAGACCCGGCACCGTGAACGTTGCCACCATCGGCATAGCCCTTGCCCTCGTTGTGGTAGGCCTGGGCATCGGAATAGGGGCTGAGCCCCTTGCCCTTGCCGCCTTTCGGGCCGTGGGTGCGATACTTGTAGCCGACCAGCCCGGGACCGACGCCGCCACCGGAGGCCTTCTTCTCGGCCTTCTCCTCCTCGCCGATCATCTTCTTGATCAACTGCTTGTCCTGCGCCTCGTCGTCGTGCACAGCACCGCCCTTTTTGTAGATCGCGCCGCCCTTCTTGGCGAAAGTCGTGGTCGTCCCCGGCGCAGGACGGGTCGAGAAATTCCTGGCGCCAAATCCAGACAATGGCACCACGTTGGGCTGTGAGAACGGGATCGCCTGCCGACCGGACACATTGGGGGCGCCCTGCTGCGGCGGCAGCGGCACTCGTCCCGGCCCGGCGCCGAGCGCAGCATTGGCAGCGCCCGCGGGACCGGCTTGACCGGGACCACCGCCGCCACCGGTCGGCCCGGCACCGACACCCATGCCCAGGCCGGTGCCACCACCGAACTCAAGCTTCTTGGTGAGCGTAACCCCACCGCCGCCAGCCTTCTTGACGGCACCGCCGTCGGCCTTTGCAGACACCGCGCTCTTGGCCTTGGTGGTGGGCGAATGCGGGAAGCCGGGGTAGGCGTCACCCGCTTTTGGGCTGTTGGCGTCCTTCAAAAAACCGCCTTTGGCCGCCTTCTTCACCGCGCCGCCGGTCTTCATTCCCGGTGGACGCACCGGAAGACCAGCGCCCGGGGGAGGGCCAGCCGGTGGCGCCATCGGAGGACGGGGCGGCGCCGCCGCCAGACCTGGACCTGGGGGAGGTCCAGCTCCAGGCCCAGCACCCACCGGGACCGGAACCGGACGATTGACCGGCACTGGCACCGGACGAGGGACCGGCACTGGCTGCGCAGGATTGGGACCGGCGCCACCGCCGCCGCCGGAACCGCCGCGACCGCCTGCATGCGATATGATGATGTTAGTTGTCGCATGCGGGCGGCGCTTCTTGCCGCCAACGCTGCCGCCAGCCGCCATCCGGTCGGGGCGCTTCTTCGAGCTGCCGCCACTGATCGTCATCGGCGTCGAGCTGCCAGCACCCTTCTTCGGGTAGCTGGTTTTCTTGTACATGCTGGACGAGCCGAAGCTCTTGCCAGCGGTGGCACCCAGGCGCTTGAGCCGGGCCTGCTGCGAGGACTTCGCCTGACCTGCGAACGGGTGAGCCATGGTGATTCTCCTTGCGTGTGGTCTCTTTACACCAAAATCAGATCAACCTTCCCGGATTTGGGGGGTACAGCTCTGCAAACTGCTGAGCTACAGGGGCCGCAAGGGGGTGAACCATCGCGCCTGCGACCAGCTCGGTCTTCTTCTGTTCGAGCTGGGCGGCGGCGATGCGCTCGCGCGAGGCGTTCTGGCGGTCCATGCCCTGAATCTTGGCGCCCTCGATGAACATCTTCATCCGCTGCGAGATCAGCTCCAGCTGCGCCTTCTCCTGGGAGTCTTTGCTCTTCTGCGCCAGCTCCGCCATCTTGAGCTGGGCTTTCTGCATCTCGCCCGCCTGCTTGCCGTCCATCTGCGCCTGCGGCGGCGCAAACAGCTCGTCCACGTTGCCGAGCCCGACCATGGTCGCCACGCGCCTTACGACAGCGTGCAGGTCCCACATGCTCGGATTGAGCTGCACCAGCTGCACCAGCGCCACCGCCTTCATGATCCTGATCGTATGTGATGGCGTGTTGGGATCAGCCTGGGGCGAGAGATTACAGTCCTCCAGCGCCTTGATCAGGTCCTCGCGCTCCCACTGGAAGCCGGGAGTGCTGGGCGCCGCGCACAGCAGCGCATCCGGGTCCTCCTTGAACAGATCACGAAGAAGCGAGAACTCCTCGGCCTGCGCCGTGTGCATGCCCTTATGCACGCTATCCAGCACCTTCACCGCCTGATCGATCATGGCAAGCGTCGTGCCGACAGGAACGTCCTGCCGTCCCTCCCCGACCATCAATTCCGGCGTCCCGCCGACACGACGTGCCTCCTCCTCGATGTGCTGGGTGACCTGAACCAACCCCGCGGTCACGTCCTTGTAGGGCAGATCGTAGATGTGGTTGCTGATCGGCTGGCCACCGGTATTGACCTTCACCCCGGCGCCCAAGCCAACGCGAAACGTCATGGTGTCTTGTCGGGAGACCGTGTCGGAATACAAAAACCCGGGCCAGGAGCTGAACGAAGCACTGTCCAGCGCCAGCCGCCACGCCGTGGTGATCGCCGCGGTGGAATTGCCCATGATCTGCAGCAGACCGATGCCGTAGAAGCCGAGGCCATCTACGAACGGGTACTTCACGATCGGCATGTGCTTTATGTATCGATCGTCGTCCTCAGCCCAGTTCCTGCGCACCTCCAGGATGATCTGGGCGTCCTTGTCGATGGTCACGCGATAAGGAAGAGGCAATCCAGTGATATGCCCATCCTCGGTGTGCTCGTAGCCCGCGATGTCCAGCTCGCAGTAGCACTCGTAGATCGTGTGCTTGTAATCCTCGGGGCGCTGCGACCACGTGCTCAGCCCGGCCACGTCGGCCTCGGCCTGATCGAGTGCATCGATCTCGGGCGGCACCGGATTGGTGATATCCACGTCCAGATAGGTCCCGGCGAGCTGCATCCGCCGCAACACGCTCTGTCGCATTAAGATACAATGCGTGACCCGGCCGCACTCATGGAGTGAGACCTCGTTGTCGGAAACAATAATATCGGCCGCGTCGATCGCGCGCGAAACAGGACGTCTTTTGATGGGGTCGCGGTAGACCTTCTTGAAGGCGCAGCCGCCAAAGCCCTGCATGAAGAACATGCGGGTCGTGTCGGGGTAGTACTCCTTGTCCACGACCGTGAGATACCTATTGAACATCCGCTCCAGCTGCTCGGCGTAGATATCCCGATCCTCGCCGCGCTCCTCGCGCGGGACCTGCATCTGCTGCTCCAGGAAACTTCGGTGCGGGGTCTTGATGGTGGTCTCGCTCTGCATCTTCACCGGCCCGCCCGCCGGGAGCAGCTCGCCGCGGGCGTTGGCCTGGAAGCGCATCACCGCGTCCAGCAGAAGGGGCGTGCGAACCGTGGCCTGACCCTCGACCGCGGTGTCGGCGTCAGCCGAGGGTGACCTCGGGTTCTCGATCTTCAGCCCAAGGTGCTTGATCCCGGCGGCGCGGCGTTCCAGCCATTCCTGGCGGGACTGACGGTCAGAATCTATCCCGTTGAGCAGTTCGTCGCAGATGCGGGCCAGCTCGCGCTCATCGATGTGCTCGGCGAGGTTGGCGTCGTGCTGCTTGGCGCTGGAGGTGCTCTCCTTGCGCGGAAGGTACCCGTCCAAACGTATAATCAGGGCGCCATCGGCGCGCTCGATCCCGACCTGCTTGACCGGTAAATCAGCATCCTCCTGGATGACCACCGTCACCGGGTCGAGCGAGTCTTCTAACGAAGAAGCGGAAGAAGCGGGAATTCCCCCGGCGGGGTCATCGAGATTACGATAATGCTCGGTCGCAGCGACCCCGCTCGACCGCGCGCCATTGAGCTGCTTGCTGGGCGAGACCATCTTTTAGTTATGCCCGGCGTATGCCGCCAAAATCCGTCATTTCGAGCATGTTTCCCGGTGCCAGCGGCGCCACGTAAAGCGGGGTGACCACCGAGCCATCAAACAGCTGGATGGTGATCTGACAGGTCTGGGTGGCGTGCTTGTTGCGAACGTGCAGCGCCTTGACGTTACGCTGGGTCGAGGCCGGGGGCGAGCCCGCCACCGAGGTGGTGGCCGCCGTGGTAATAATAGTGTTCAGCCGGGAGGCCGCGATCGCACTGGTGGAAGGCGTAATATCCACCCACGAGGCGTGCACGTCGATGGACGCTGCCGTATCGGTGATGATCTGGACCTGATCGCTGGGAGAGGTCAGCAACAACATCTCAGTGTCCTCTCATGCATTGCCCGGAATGTGCCCACTCAGAAAGAAAAGCCCGCTCATGGTGGAGCCAGCATTACCGATGAGAACCTTGGTGGCGCGATTATGCAGCGCGCCAATGATCTCGCCGACATAGGTCCCGCTGACCTGAGTATGGGTATCGTCCCAGGTGTAGCGCGCCTGTCCGAACCAAGTCGGCCCCCGGAAGCCCACCATATCGGGGAAGATACGCAGATTACCGGACATGTCAGAATCGCCCCCGGCCGAAAGCTGGGTCACCACACTGATCGGCGCATAACCATAGTTCAGGGTCGGATATGGCACGAGCTGATTTCCCCAGCTGTAGGTCAGCTGGTTCTGGTAGCTGCCGCTCCAAAGGTCGCCGCTGGAATTATCCAGCTGCATGACCATGGTGCCCGGCGGCTTGAAAGTGACGCTGTGGAAAATAACATCGAAAATATTGTAATCCGGCGGGAACAGCAGATCGACACGCTGGGCATTGGTGATTTGCTGATAATCGAGCCGCACCACCGATGAACGGCCGATGGTGAACCACGTGGCGCCATCGCAAACCACGGCGAACTGCTCCTTGGCGCAGCACTTTAGGGTGGCCAGCCCGTTTATGGTTTCAGCGCCAGCGGGATCGATGGTGACGGTGAGCGCTCCGTTGTTGCGTATTCTGAACTGGAACCCGGAGCCGACCACCGCCGCCGCTGGCAGGCTCAGCGTGAAGCTGCCGTTGCAGTTGATGATACCGTTATTGTCTTGCACCGAGACGGTGTAGTTCGTGGCAATGTTCTGAAT